AAAAAGAACACACCCATATTATTAATACAAATTTCATCTTGACAATCCTTGGTTAAGTCCTATATAATCATCAGAAATAAATGAAAGGAACACAATGACTGATATAACTAAATATAGAAATGTTTCGTTAACACACGAAACATACAAGACTTTAATAAATTTGTCGAAGGTTTTATTACCAGATGCAAAGTTATCAATATCAAAAACAATCGAACAGATTGCAAACGAGAAAGCTAAAAAGTTAAATGGTAAAATTAAAAAAATCTAGTGTGAGAATAGTGTATTGTCCTACTTGTAAAGGTAATGGACACTTAAAAGTGGCGACTGAGTGGGGAGATACAATTCATCAATGCTGGGACTGTGATTCGGAAGGAGAATATTATGTTCATCAGCCCGAAGCTGATATTGTTCATAACGATGCTGATTATGCTACAGATAATGATAGTAAGTTGCACTAAACATACTCCAGATCCGTTAAGCACAGTAATGAAAGTAGTAATACAGAATGCAAGAGAGTAAATATTTTATAAAATATTTTTCAAAGTCGGATGGTAAACATGTGAAAAGACCATACGATCCTCATCCCGATAACCAACATGAGTTTGTCGCGAGTACGGGCAACTTATGTAAAAGATATTGGGACCAGAGTAAAGATGGATTGCGCACGGCTAACGCACCATGGACTATAGAGATTAAGAAATGAGAGAGTTCCACGAAAGAATCTCCAGTAAGAATGGAATTAGTAAAACCTATCGGGTGTTAGGTTTAGAGAATGCTACCAGGACTTGTACCAAATGTGGTGAAGTAAAATCTGTAGGTGATTTTCATATTGCTCAAGTTACTAATGTAGGGGGTATCTGTAGAGTTAAAGGAAGATGTAAAGCTTGTTGTAACAAACAAAGAAACATTACTAGAAATATAATACCTGAGTGGCCTAAACCTGAATTATGTGAAATGAGTAATTGTAAAAGAGCAGCAAAGCATCCAGATCATGACCATAAAACTGAAAAATTTAGAGGGTGGTTATGTACTGAATGTAATACCGGGTATGGTAAATTGGGTGATGACTGGCAATCAGCTCAAGATTTATTTAATTATGCAAGGAAACACTATGACAAGCAACAATTTAAGTAAAGAAGAACAAATTCAAAAAGGTCGGGGGACTGCACAAAAAGGTGATTGGTCTGAATACATAGCAGCCGCGCATTTTAGAAAACAGGGTTATCTTGTTTTTCACAAGATGAGTGGGCCTATTGATTTAGTGTTAGTTCACCAAGACACAGGTGAAACTAGGTATGTGGATGTAAAGTATAAAAATACTAGACAGGGCACTAACACCAAAGGACGACGAATTAATAGGGCTGTTACTTCTCGACTTGGTAAAAATTTAAAAAAATTTATAAATATTGAAATTATTTACATAGGAGAGGATCTTCAACTTGAAAAATCCTATGCCGATGGACGTCAACGATGGAACAAACAATTTAAAATAGATCGAAATGATAAGGGTCAATATAATGGAAGAGTTGTAGAACGTGGGTAAAAAAGGAAGAAAAGGATGGGATGGTAAATCGAGAGTGAGTAATGATTTATATAGAAAAAGATTTAATGAAATTTTTAATAAAAAAGGTAGTGTAGTTAATACGGAGGAGAGTTTTAAAAGTAAAGAATACCCTAAAGAAAATGAAAAACCTAAAACTTAAAATGTTAAAAATAATCCAAGACACAGCACACAAGGTTAGCGAGTGGGCGTGGATAAAACGTATACTTCTCATGCATGAAAAAAAGTAATAAATTCAACTATATCCAAGGAAAACAGATCACGGACCACGAATCAGGGACCAGGGTTTATGACATCATTGGTACTAGACTTCCAAGTGTAACTACGATATTAGCTGCCACCAAAGATCAAACATTTTTAAAGAATTGGAAGGCACGTGTTGGAGAAGAACAAGCAGAACGGATCAAGAATCTATCTAGTAGGCGGGGGACTGCCATGCACAAATTCTTGGAGTCTCATATCCAAGGAATTGGCTACGATGATCTTACAGGGATCGGACAAGAGGCGAAGCCCATGGCCAAGAAAATTATTGAAGTGGGTCTTACACCAGTGGAAGAATATTATGGTAATGAAATTACGGTACATTATCCCGGCCTTTATGCTGGGAGCACTGACTTCGTATGTCTTCATAATGGTATGGAAACTATTGTAGACTTTAAACAATCTAATAGACCAAAGAAAGAAGAATGGGTGAGTGATTATTTTATACAAATCGCAGCATATGCCATGGCTCATGACCATGTTTATGATAGCAAAATTAGACAAGGTGTGATAATGATGTGCACACCTGATTTATATTATCAGGAATTTAAGATCCAAGACGCCGATCTAAGGGCGTGGAAACACAAGTTTTTGAAGAGGCTAGACATGTACCATGAGTTGAAACACAGCGAAAAAGAGCAGGCAAACGTCAAGATTGTCGCAGAAGACTTCATCAAATAAGGCGTAATTGTGTCACAAATGTGGCCAAATTGTGTTCAAATCTAGTTTAGGATCATTCTAAGTACAGTTTGTATAGGTATGGCAAAAGTTTTATAAAAAAAAATAAAATGTGCTACGAACATTTTGTCTTTTTGTACTTTTGACCTAGAAGTGTTGGTATACAACAAGAATGATGGACAAAATGTGCTTAAAAAAAGTGTACTTGGACAAATTATTTTGTCCTAACAGCTACAATCTCAGATTGCCCGCGCGCGAGGCATTTCATTTTTCTCTTTTTCTTAAAACTTTTACCATACCTATACAGATTTGAAGATGACTAAAGAGGATTTCTTTGATATGTTCAACCGGGTACACAACCCAGATTATTATGATGCCAAGAAAAAAAACAAGACGAAAAGTAAATTTGCAACAAGCAGACGTAAACGACATTCCTTATCCAAAGGTAAGGGTGGAGTGGATAGATTGCGTAAGCGATTCCGGATGGGCAAACGAGAAAGAGTTCGACAAGATGAAACTAGCTAGTCCGGTGAACGAAGGGTGGTTATATTTTAAAGATAAGAATTCAATTAAATTGTTTGCCTCTTACGACAAAGAAGATGATGGTAGTTTTACTTATGGAGATCGGACGATGATTCCTCGGGCTTGGGTGAAGAAGATTCAGAAGATTTAGATGATTTTTTGTATTGTCGTGATGCTGATTTTTTTGAGTGTACAGGACTATTAGATGACTCATCAACCTCTCCCTCAATCTGCTTCGCATTTAAAATTGGTGCGTAGTCGTCTAAAATTTGTTTCATTTTTATTTCTAGCTCTTGTTCTGATAGGTCCTCTAATTTTCCTGTTTTTATTATTTTTCGGTCTATATATAATCCTGCCGCTTTACCTCTATTTGCTTCCGCATTGACTGCAGAAGAGAAGGAACCCTTCTTTAAAGCAGCTTCTCTAAGTCTTGCTAGTTCCGCAACGTGTCCTTCGTAGGTCACTTCAAATTTTCTTAATCTTTCTTCTTTGAGTTTACCAATGTGTTGAACAACTAACGGACTAAGTCTTGGATTACATAACTCTGATCCTTCCTGTCTACACCTCTTCTCAGAATAGCCAGCTAATTTTGCCGCCTCACCTTGGGTGACGGGACCATCAGCGCTGCCGAATACTAAAAATTCAGCAAACCTTTGTTGCATTTCTGTTAATCTTTTTGGAACTCCCATATTGACAATTTAAGGTAACACAGCTATATTGTCAATATGAAAGATGATCGAGGAGAATTAGATTTAACTAAACAGATAGAAATATTACAACGAAAAGTTAGAGAACTTGAAGGTGAGATATCTATTATTAAAGGGATTAATTTAACCTCTCCAGAGTATAAATCCTTGACAAGTGAAATAAAAAGATTAAAGAATGTTGATGAGTCTCATCGTGAGTTAAACGGTAAACTTCAACATGAACTGAGTCAGGTAAAAATTGACAATGTAATTTTAGCAGATGACAATGCTACTCTTATGAATAGATTAAGAGAAAAAGGATTGTAATGTTTGTAAAGCACTTGCAAGAATTTTTGTCAAAGTTTACGGAGGCAAACAAAGCTGGTACCCGTCAAGGGAATGCAGTTTCGAATGCTACAATTTATATTGAAAAGGACGGACGACTTCATGAGATTAAAAGAATTGAAGTGCAAGATCAAGGTATAATTGGTCAGCCATCAATTCGGGTAGTTATTAAAACACAGGAGAAACAGGAAATTATTCTGCCACCCAATCTTATGAAAGAGTTCTAAATGAATGTACCAGTCACCCTAAAAAACGCATGGGTCCAGAAGCAAAACTATATCAAAAAATTAAGAAAAATTCAGACGGAATTATCTGGACTAGGCTTGAAAACCTTAGCCTTCTCGGCACTCCTGACTTATTGGGCTATAATAATTCTGGGCACTTTTTTACTGTAGAGCTTAAAGTCACGAAGGGGAACAAGATCAAGTTTTCTCCACACCAAATTTCATTCCACGTACAACATCCAAAGAACACATTCATCATGGTCGAGGCCCTTGGTCCAAGGTCCTCGAAACATGTTCACATGTTCCATGGCTCAAGAATCATGGAGCTTGAAGCTTGCGGCTTGAAGCTTGATGCTTGCAGCTTGGGGCTTGAGGCTTCTATAAATTATTTGAAGAACCTGAACTAGGTTCTGGTTTAGCTTGAGGCTTGTCGCTTGAAGCTTGGAGCTTGAGGCCCGGACCAGGTGCACGCGTGCTTGAGGCCGTCGCCTGCTGCTTGCTAATGACCTGATCCAGATTATTACGTAGCTTGCGTAATTCTTTATAATATTTTGGGTGATGCCACATTTTAATGTTTACCGTATGATATATTTTTTATATCTTTATTCCAGCACTTTCGACAGCTGCCGCACTGGCCGTTGTTGTCCGGCGCGTGGCAGGTTCTGCTTCCATCAGTAACCACCGTTGACGTGTGGGGCCAGCTCTTCACGGCTGGTTGATCAATCATTGTACCAGAGAATCTTATAACGAGGTTAGCAGGTGCGCGGTCAATATATTTCTTGATCCATGCTTCGCGGGTCGGCATCCAGTGCTTCATGCCCGGCGTTAACCTGCAAACTTTAAAAATCTTTGCAAGGTGCTTCAGGTCCTGGACGTCTCCTGCATCATGCCATCTAAAAACTTTATGTTTACTGACGGCCACGGAATTAATTTTTGCAGCCATAGCCTTAACCCAGCGCGGGCTCTTCGTTGCTGCTAGTCTCTTGTACTGTGCTTTTT